AGATGTGGCTGTCTTAAAAGGGTTCGTGCTGTAATCGCTGCCGATGAGCTGCACAGAACCCGTCCCCAGCAGGAACACCGTTCCATTCGCGCCGTAAACCGGAGCAGACTGCCCCGCGGGAATGGCTACAACGCTGTCCGCGCCTGCGGCAACTCCCGCGGATTTCGCTGCGTAAATGGTATCCGTGCCGTCGTTGCGGAGCCATGCGTTGCTTCCGCTGAATTCTGCTTTTTCCTCGCTGCCTGCGAGGGTGATAGTGAGTTCGCTCATGTAATACCTCCTGTTATGTTTCCTTATAGTGATAAACCGAATAGACCTTCTTATAAGTGTCAGTGATGACATTATCCGGCTTCGGGTAGGCACGAAGCTCTTTCAGCTTCGTGCCCTTGAATACGCTGTCCTCGGTCGCTTCAAGCAGGTCGTAGATACCGCGCCCATCCTCCTGCAGACCGAGGTCTGTTGTTGAGGAACTCCAGGTCCTGCTGTCTTTGTCGTAGCTGCTTTCGGTGTATTTCAGACCTACATTCCACTTGTATGCGCGGCCGTCTACGAATTCAAGCTGCGCGCAGTTCTGGAATGCCCCCGCGCCGATGGCGTACTTGCCGCCGTAGGCCGTGGTTCCCCCGGTTTCAGCCAGGTGGGAAACAAGGCTCAGCGCCGTGAACCCGCACCCGGTGAACGCGCTCCCGCCTATGGTAATTCCCGCACCCAACTGCACCGAACTCAGATTTGAGCACCCCGAAAACGCCGAAGTTGGAATACTCTTTAACGCCCCCATGCTCGCGCTGGTCAGCGACAGGCAGTCTCTGAATGCACCCGTATCCACGACGGGGTTCCCGCTTATGCTGAGCTGCCTTATCGCGCTTCCCTGGAACGCCTCCCTGCCCACCGAAACAACGCCGGACGGGATAGTCACCTTGCTCAGCGCCGTCTCCGCGAACGCGTAATTGCCGATGGACAGCGCCCCGTCCCCGAAAGAAACGTCCGTGATCCCGGAACCGGTAAACGCGCTCGCTGCGATGGTTGTAAGGCTCCCGGGAAATGCCACGCTGCCCAGTGATTTTGTGTTCTGGAAGCAGTTTTCCGGAATAGTCGTCACGCCGTCCTCGACGGTAAGGTCGCTCAGCCCGGAACCCAAAAACGCGCTCTTGCCTACAGAGCAGCCCGAGCGAAAAACGAAATCTGTTATGCCGGAGTTCATGAACGCGCTCGCGCCTACAGAAGCCAGTCCCGACGGCGTTCCCGGGGAAAACGGGCTGCTGCAGCCGTTGAACGCGCTTATACCGATGGAAGTCAGCCCGTCCGGAAACGTGATATCCGAAAGCGCCGCGCACCCCTGGAACGCGTAGTTCCCGATAGCCGTCAGCCCGGAGCAGTCCAGCACGGAAGCCAGCGAGGAACAGCCCTTGAACGTGTTGTTCTTTATCTCCGAGACCCCGGCAGGAATGTTTATTCTCGGCAGCGCCGAGCAGTTTTCAAACGACGCGATACTCGTCACCGAAGCGGGCAGAACGATATCCGAAAGCGCCGAGCACCCCGAAAAGCCGCCTACATTGGTCACTTTGCTCGGCGCGGGGAACTTCACGCTGACAAGCTTTTTTGAGCCGTACACTCCGGTCGCGGTGGCATTACCCCCGATGGTGAGCCGCTCCAGCCCGGCTGCAGTGCTGGCAGCGATATTCGCGGCGCTGTATGTGCGGAAATCCTGCAGGGTCGCGGGGAAATTGGTGGAGTTACACGACGAAACGCTCTTTGGAATGATGAGCGAGATTATTCCGGTGCGGTTCAGCTGTGAGAAACCAAGGTGCTGCACGGTTTCCGGCAGAAGCAGGCTGGTCACTTTGTTCTGCGAACTGCCGAAGTTCCAGCGGATAGCCGTCGCGGAATTGCCGAACACCAGCGTTTCGAGGTTCGGCAGGTCGTTCGCGCCGTAGAAGTTGATGATAGCGGCGTTGTCCGGGAAATAAACACGCGTGAGGTACTGCGCGGCAGCAGTCCCGATGAACGAGTTCTGCCCGGCGCCGTCGCTGTTGCGGCCAAAGTTCAGCGCGTCGGTCTTGATGGTGACTACATAGTCCCCGGCAGCGCCGTAAGTATGCGAAACAGCCGAGTTCGCGGTGCTTTCCTCGATGTCGGAACCGTCGCCCCAGTCCACATATTTTTTCGCGGAGGAGGAAGCTATCATGTTCTGCGCAAGGGTGAGTTCCCCGGCAGGGAGCCCGCTGAAGTGCAGCACAAGATCGTCGTTCGGGGGCGTTTGTTCGCGAATTCCAGAGATAATGCCGGAAAGCGCCCCCAGCAGCCCACCCGCAGCGGTGAGCCCGGTTCCGTCCTGGGAAAGCATGCACACCGCGAAGTTGTGCTTGCCCACGGTAAGGTTCATCGGAAAGATGTGCGGGACTACATGCTTCCCCGCAGGAAGATACTGAGCCGGCTTGAAGTCCTGCACCGCGCCGTCCACCTTGTAAACGAACTCCGCAGTCCCCGCGCCGGAAGCCGTGCAAAGCTGGTTCCCGCTGAAAAGCACGTCGCTGTCCGCGCTGTCCACCGAGAAATCCACCGAAAGCAGCCCGCGCTCTATCTTGTCATACTTCACCGCTGACTGGTTTGCAACGCGGAAGGTCGCGTAGGCGTTGCCCCCCGAAACGGTTATTTCTTTCCTGACGACCTTCATGGTCGCCTTGTCGCGCTTCTGGTACTGGTCGAGGAGCTTGGGCTTGCTCTCTCCGAGCGTAAGCTTCACGGAATATTCGTTCCCGGTGCGCTTCACCGTGACCGCTGAGATAACGCTGTCCAGCTGGATAGTGCGGCCGCGGTCGTAAACCGTGACTACAGTGCCCGCGTCGTACCGCACGCCGTAGTCCAGCGGGCTCCCCGCTTCGATGGTGAGGGAGTCCGTTTCGTTCCAGCGGTCGGCTATGTTGTGCTCGGCTTCGACCTTGTAAACCTCTTCGTCCAGGCTGTCGCCGGAAAGCGCGCAGTATTCCTCGCGCCTGTCGTAGCTTATCCCGGGCGTTTTCTCGGGCTGCGAACCGTCCTCCGGGTCCTTGGGGTACTGCACAACAGTTCCGTCGATGTCGAGGTAAAACGTGTTTTTCGCGGCAGTAATGCCGACCTCCCGGGTCATAGTGGAAACATTGTGCACCTGCGCGGAAAAAATGACCCTGTCGCGTTCCTCCTGCGAAGCGGACCTGTCCACCTGCTCGGCTACATCGAACAGGAATATCGGCTCGTTCAGGGAAGCGTTCTTGTTTATTGAAACTCTCCAGCCCAGCTTTGCAGCGCCGCAGAGTTCCGTAACGAGTTCCTGCAGGTTCTGGTACCTGGGGTAAGCGCTGTCGTCGGCTGAGCCCCTGTCGGAATTCGCGGCTACATCGAAGCGGGGCAGATTTCTTTCAGGAACAGCGCTGTCAACCATGTTGCTGCGGACGTAATACTTCACGCATTCCTCGGTGGAACCGGCGTGCGGGTCGTGTCCGTCCTCGTCGGTGCCGAGAATTACGCGGTCGCAGAGAAGTCCGTTGAGGTCGTACCCTGTCAGCTTTATCTTCTCCAGCGTGGTCTGAATGTTCTTGATTATGAGCGCGTCCCCGCTGTCAGTCACAAGGAAGCGGTTCACCAGCAGTTCAGAGCGGAAGCGCGTGTTCACCGGCACTTCCACCGTGAAAGTGCCTACACCGTTGAAGTACTTTTCGTATTCATAAGAAGTGCAGTCGCAGATATCCCCGACTTTCTGCTCAGCCCATGTTTTTCCGTCCTCAGGCGGCTTGAATATTGAAATAACCATCAGTACACCCCCAGAAACAGATCACGCCAGCGTATCACCGCGGTATCGCTGCCCCCGGTGCCAAGTATCTGCAGTTCGTTGCTCCCGGGGATAAGTGAGAAGAATTCGCTCTCCACCGTCAGCAGGTGGTTAGCAAAGGAGCCGTCGGCAAGAGTTACTACGCATTCCCGGGTATCGACGGTGCAGGCCTGCCCCGGGGACTTCGTGAAAGCGATATTCTTGCCGGTGGTACGGTTGTAAATCAGCGGCGCAGAGCCGCTCGCGGGGACGTCCACGCAGAACGGAGCAGCCAGCCCGCAGGCATTGTTTATCGTTACCGCAGTCGCGGAAGCGGCTACAGAGACCGAGTGTTCCTGCACGTCCTCCCAGTAAGGACGGTCGGCGACGAGCGAGAACGTCGCCGAAAACAGGAACGGCAGCACCTGCGTGAGGTTCGGGGTTTCAGCGGCGCGGCACTTTATCCTGCGGGAATTCGTGCCGTCCGACCAGACGAGCCAGCCCTCATGCAGCGGGGAAAAGACTTTCAGCAGCTTGTCCCAGACTGCGAGCGCGCCCGCGCGGGAATACTTCCCGTCGGTCATCGCGGTGAATTCCACGGGGACGGCGACAGAACGCGCATTCAGCGATGTCGAAATAAGCCGCTGCCCGTCGAGGTCTACCGGCTTGTAAGCTATCGCGGAAGCGCCTACAGACGAGCCGTCGAACTGGTCGAGAATAAGGTGCATGGTCCTGCTCTCGCTGGAAAACTCAGCGGAAAGCCCGTTCACAAGATTGGTAAAGGTTAGTTTTTTCAACGCACACTTCCTTTCAGATAAAAGGAAAAGCACCTACAAACGTAAGTGCTTTTGGTTATTTGGTTGTATCGTTATTCATCGTCGTCCGTCAGTATCAGCTTGGGAGGATCGTCGGGATCTATTCCTCTGATTTCTGTCATGGTCCACATTCCTATGTCAGAAGTAGTCGCTTCGGGATTGTCCTTGATAAACTGTTTGATATCATCAAGCCGTTCAGGGAAATCTCTTGCTATCCCCATTATCCCATATACGAAATCTGAGTAGCTGTCCGAAACCTGCAACAAAAGCCGCTTTAATTCTTCCATGTCAACCCTTTCTTTTATCTGTGAACAAATAATTGTCAAAACCATTGTTATGGAATTCATAAGTGAAGTACTTATCTTTCCAGGCAGAATGGTGATAACAAATTTTCTTCCCGGCATACTTGCCGTAATTCGTATTTATCTCGCTGACGATCTTGCGGTATTCGCCCTTGCTCATGCGAACGCCCATCGGGACGCTCCCGGCGAATTTGCCGCCCTTGCCTTTTACCCAGTTGGTTTTCCTGCGTATTTCTGTTTCTATTATATCATGCTGCGCGCCGCGTGTCAAGGTGTTCTGAGCGGCATTCTGGGTAATTCCGGTGTTCGGCGTGATGATATCTCCGGATTTCGGGTCGTAGAGAACATCGGCAAGACCGAGTTTCATATAGTTGAAGCCCAGCGGCGGGAGGTTCTCGCGGTAGCGAACCTCGTCAATGCTCATGATGTTGTTCTGGAGTGCTACGGAGTACGCGTTGAAGCGGCTCGGCATATCGCCCTTGAGAAGTTCGGAAGTGTCGAGCTCGAAATACAGCCCCTGCGCCTTTTCAGCTTCGGTGAGAAGCGACCTGTTCAGCGCTGCCTGGTATGCTTCCACCACGGGGACTATCGCAGTCCTGACCGCGGACATGAATTCCTCTGTGGAAGCCTTTCCGGACACCACCGCCGATGACAGCCCGAACGCCTGCGCGATAAGTTCTGCGTTGGTAAGCTTGTGTTCGTTCAGCTGCATTTCCACGGAGGAATTACCGCTGGGCGCGAATTTCACGCCGTCGTTGAGGACCACCATGTTGTTCTCGTTGGAAGCGTACATCTCGCGCCAGCTTCCGCGGAGTTTTTCCATAGCCGCGTCCGAAAGCTTGCGTTCCGACTGCAGAAATCCTTTTTTAGAGCCTCCTGTCTTTGCTACGGTGCGTTCGTATATCATTTCGTCATAAGCGGTGACGAGCAGGTCGGGTATCTGCTCCAGCAGACCTACGCCAGTCACGCCGTTCCTGCTTTCGCGGGTGATGATCACGAATTCCCACGGGTAATACTGCTTTCCGCCGACGTTTATCATAGCCTCCTTGAATATCGGATCGGCGTTAATAATCACGCTGACGGACTGCTTCTTAACATACCGCAGCGATACGACCTGCGTATTGTACTTCTGTATGTACATAAAACCCGAACCATACAGCAGCATGTCCTGTATCTGAGCCTTGCGCGCTTCGTAGGCTGTGAGCAGGTCGCCCCCGTCGTCGTTCAGCAGGGAAACGCGGCTGTCACCTGTGATCTCTTCTGCCTGCTGATGTACCTTGCAGTCCCTGTAAAGCTTGACGGGAAGCCGCGCTGCCGTACCTGCTACAAAGTCCACACACGCCGCAAAAGCCGCGACCGACATGGCTTTTTTCTCGTCCATCTGACTGCCGCCGATGAGGGAACGCAGCAGGACGTCGCTGCATTCCGGCTCGACGGAAACGCTCTGTTCCGGCTCGGTCTGTCCCGTGGAACGCTTCTCGCGCCGGAAAAAATCCCAAAATCCCATTTAAACCTCCTATATAGCCGATGAAAGCTTCTTCATGACCGCGCTTGCTATCTGGTCTGCGGTCTGGTTGACTGCGTTCATCACCATGCTGATGTTGTTGTTATTCACCGTGGAAACCGTGGAAGCTGTCTGCTGCGCTCCGGTACCTATCGCGCTGAACACCGCGGAAGCCGTCCGCAGCGCGTCGTTGAGGTCGGCCGTGCCTTTTTCGTAAGCTTCCTGAGCCATGGTGTAAACGGTGCTGAGCTCGTCCTTCAGATCCTCCTGGTTGCGTTGCCACTGGGTCTCTTCCTTTTCGTCGAGAAGCTCCTGCTTTTTGTTTTCCAGCTGCTGGCGTGAATAATCGTCCAGCCGGTCGTACTGCAGCTGCTTTTCGATATCGGCTATCTTCTTATCGGTATCCTGGTCCTCGCGGTCGCGCTCATGCTGCTTTATGCGGTCGTCGATAGCGGAAATAGCGTCGTCGTAATCGGATTTCAGCGTGTCCAGACGGCTCTTGCTCTGCTTTTCCTGATATTTGTGTATTTCAAGGGTAGCGCTGCGCCACTTGTCGGAACTCTCGTCCAAGTACTTATCCCGCAGCTGTGCAAGGTTCTGGTAATATTCCTCCTCGGTGACGTACCCCATATCCAGCCGCCATTTCAGGTACTTCTTTTCGCTGTCGTAGGCTTCCTCGCTGGGGTCCTTGCCGGTGGAAGAGCCGGTTTTTTTGTGCCGCGCCTGGTAGATCTCCGAAGCAGCGTCGCGCCATTCATCGGAATTCGGGTCGAGCAGCTTGTTGGAAAAGTATTCGATAAGTTCAAGGTACTTGTTCTCGGTTATCTGCCCGGTGTCCTGCATGTACTTGTAGTACTTCTTGACGGATTTGTAATCCGACCAGTCGACGCCGAAAGCGCCTTTCTGGCTGGTTCCGGTGGTGCTGCTGCCGGCGTCCGCGCCTGCGTCAGCGCTTCCGGAATTCTGGTTCTGCCTGCGGTATTTCTCGGCGTATTCTTTGTTTCTCCATGAATTGGCGTCCCAGCCAAGGTCAGGATTGGTAAGGCGTTCAACCACATCGTTCGCGGTATCAAGCTGAGTTTTTCCTTGCGTGAGGTCTGTTATCTGCTTTTTAATCGAGTTGGCTGTCGTGCTGTAAGCCGTATCTCCCGTATCGGCATACTTGTCTATCATGTGGTTGTACAGCTTTGTCAGGTCGGATAATTTATCCTCGTATGAGCCCTCGAAATACAGAGTCGGTGAAAAAAGCGCCGCTGCCCCCTCTACTGCACCGACGCCAGAAATAAAGTTGCCCGCATTTAAATCAGAGTTGCTTCCACTATAAGTGCTAAGGTTTTTGGACGCGTAATCCAGCGCTTCCGACATGGCGAATGTTTCACCGATGCCGGCGCTTATGGCAGTCTTTTCACGCTCGGCTTTCCGGGCGTCCATCTGAGCCTGCTGCGCCTGCTTAAGCGAGTAATCGTCATACCTGCCGATCAGCGTATCAAGCGTGCTTATCTGGTCCTCGAAAGCACCGGTCACAAGGTCCACACCACCAGCTACATCGCCGAACTGGCTCTTTAAATCATCCTGCAGATCCTTGAGTTCCTGGTCCTTGTCAACAAGTCCGTCGGCAGAATGCTCAATATCCTCATAGCGCTTCTTGATGTCCTCAAGCCCCTTGGATTTTTTCTGATAATCCTCAGAGGACTGGCTGAGGTCCTTTGAATTGTCTATCAGCTTATCCGCACGCTCGTTGCAGTCGTCCATGGCGTTCGTGAGCGCGACTGTGGCAGTGACTGCAACAGCCAGGGCTTCGGCAACAAGAACATACGGGTTCACGGAAGCGGCAAGGTTCAGCGCTTCCTGCGCTATTGTCTGCGATTTGATAGCAGCGGTCAGCGACTTGATAGTTACCACGACGCCTTCTGCAACCTTGCTTATTGCAAGCGCAGCCTTGAACGCTACAAATGCAGTTGCTGCGTTCGCCACAACATCATGCGCGCCGCTCAGAAGCGAAATCGCTCCTGAAAGCGCGTTTATAAATCCCGGAAGCGCTTCCGAAGCGAAATCGACAAGCATTTCGACAAGGTCGCCTGCAGCGTTTGCGATATTGCCGAACGCTTCATCAAACTCCCCGCTGTCAATCCTCTCGGTGAGCCCGGAAAACAGGTCCGCAAATTCGTTGACCTTATCGCGTATCTTGTCGCCGAATTTCTCATAAGCCGCAATTCCAAGCCCCTCAAGCGCGGACTGCATGATCGTAACAGCGCCTGCAGTGTTGTCCTGCATAGTCTGAGCCATATCAGCGGAAGCGCCGTCACATTCTTCAATAGCGCCGCGAAGCTTGTCCACGTCGTCCGCGCCGGAATTCATCAGCGCCAGCAGGCCTGTCATGGCATATTTGCCCGCGATGCTCTCGGCGGCAGTGGATTTCTCCGACTGTGAAAGCTGCGAGAACGCCCCGCGCATATCGTTCAGAATATCGGTGAGCGAGCGCATGGAACCGTCCGCGTTGCTGGTCTGAATGGTGACTTCACCGAGGTTCTTTCCGGTTATCTTCACCTCGTCGGAAAGCTTCGTGAACAGCGTTCTCAGCGCGGTACCAGCCATGCTGGACTTGACGCCGGAATTTGCCATAAGGCCGATAGCTTCCGCGACGTCCTCGACGGAGAAGCCAAGCGCGCCGGCGATAGGAGCGCAGTACTGGAACGTCTCTCCCATCATGGAAACATTGGTGTTCGCGTTCGCGGCAGCCGCAGCCAGAACGTCCGAGAAGTGACCTACATCTTCCGCTTTCAGCCCGAATGCGGTGATGGCGTCGGTTACGATGTCGGAAACCTGCGCAAGGTCGCCACCGGAAGCCGCAGCCAGCGAGATAACGCCATCGATACCGGAAAGCATCTGCTCAGCGTTCCAGCCGGCCATTGCCATGTAATTCATAGCCTGCGAAGCTTCAGTAGCGGTGAATTTCGTGGAAGCCCCCAGCGACTTTGCCTTATCGGTCAGCTTCTGGAATTCCTCCCCGGAAGCCCCCGCGATAGCCTTGACGCCGGACATTCCCGCTTCGAACGAAGAACCTACATTATAGCAGTATTCCGCAGCGGTCTTCAGCGACGAAGTAAGCTTGCTGATCGCGTTCTGAATGGCAGAGGAAGCGAGATTAGCCTTGAGCACGTCCCCCATGGAAGCGGCAGCGGACTGTATCTGCTGTACGGCAGTCTGCTGGTCCTCCAGCTCGCGGTTGGTGTTGCGTATCTGGCCGCGGAGCTCCTGCTCAGTGGTGCGGAGCGTTCCCAGCGAGGAAGTCGTCTGCGCGATACGGTCGCGGAGTTCCTGCATGCGGTTCTTCTGTTCGGTTGTCGCGGTGTTGCCGTTGTTGGTTTCCCTGCGCAGCTGGGTGAGTTCCTTTTCATACTGCTTGATCTCGGAATTCGCCTGCTTTACCGCCTGCCGGGTCTGCTCCATGCTGGTGTTCAGTTCGGTGAGTTTCTGTTTCAGCGCATTTGTTCCCGTGGTAAATCCGGCAGTGGAAGCCGAGAACCGCGCCGTTAAATCTCTGTCAGCCATTGTCCCTCCTGATTTTGGGCATAAAAATAGCACCCTGATCTCTCAGAGTGCTTTCGATATTCGGTTGTTGGATGAATTATAGGCCTAAAAGCTGTTTCTTTTTCGCTTCAAAATCCTGCTCTGTTATTAGCCCGGAATCAAGCATTGCTTTAAGCTTCTTTAATTGCTCCTCAATATTATCCATGCCACCGGATGTGCCAACGTCGCTTAGCACCTCAGGTATTTCAAGACTTTTTTCTCCTGCGCTTGAAATAATCGATTGCGCCATAGAATTTATCTGGTTTGCAACAGAAGAAAAAGAAGAATAAACAAATCCGTCGCGCTTTGTTTCAGACGTTATCAGGGCAATGTAAACCGCCCCGCCGGTTTTGGTGTAAATATACACACCGAGCTTGTTTACTTTGTTGAGTACTGAGTTTTCTTCGATTTTGCTGTTGATAATCTCTGAAAAATCATAGACGACCGGCTTGTGCCGCATATCGTTTATGTACCACTTCTTGTTCTTGTCATCAACTTTGAATGCGCCGGCTGATCTTGTAATAATAAAGCCTTCGTTCTTGATTTGCTTATCCCAGTCATTTGCCCTTTTACTTTGGGATATTGCTATAGGAATAGAGCAAATAATCACCAACCCTACAAATACAGCCGCAACAATAAGAATTTCCAAAACAATCACCTCCGCAGTTAATACACTTACATTATACCACGGAATATCCCCAATGTCAATACTGCACCCCGAAATCATCTCCGGAAAGCATATCCTGCTGGAGCAGGAACACCGCGTTGATAAGCGCTACGACCATATCCACCTTGCCTGCGGAGCGCTTCTTGTTGACGTACTTGTTGAGGTTGGTGTCCTCGGTGCAGCGGGCGTTAGAGAAATTTATCTCCAGCAGCCGGTTATAAGCGTAGTAAAAATCGTTGCGCAGAATATACTCTTTCAGCAGTTTGGTCGGTGCGTGGAGCACGCTGGAATGCTGCTTTATCTCAACGCATTCTATCGGGTTCCGCTCGTCAGCTTCAAGCTTCTGTACGGTGGATATCGCGTTGTATCGGTCAAAACCAAGCTGCACGATATTCACGCCGTAATTTTCCGGCAGGTCGAGAATGAACCGCTCCACAAAGCCATAGTCAATGACCTCGCCACCGCACGCAAAGCACTCGCCGTCGGCGATATGCCGCGCGTAATCCACCTTTTCCTTTGCGGACTTCGCAGCTATACGGTCCTTGGGAATAAAGCTCCACACCTTAGCCCAGATTTCTCCGCGCCCGTTTCGCGTGACCATTGCAAGCGCTGTGTTATCCTCCGTCTGAGAGAGGTCAAGTCCTAAGTAAACACTGCAGCCACGCCAGAAATCAGGAGATGTCGCATCGCTCCTACGCCCACGCTGGAGCGCCATCTGGTCAACATATCCCTCGGTGCCTATACCCTTGTACTGGATATTGCAGTGCTTGCACAGGAAGTTTTCCCGCTTGTTCTCGTAGAGGACTGCCAGCGCCCGCATGTCACGCAGTGTGTCCATAAGGTCCGGATTTTCCACCGCGACGGGGTTAGCCTGGAGAAGCACGTTGTCGTCCTCCTGCCAGTCGTTCTTTATCTCCTCGTCAGGCTCGAACAGCAGTGCGAAGTACTTCCGCCTGCCGTCGTAGATACCGTCGAGCTGCTTCTTGGCAAGGTCTATCTCATCGGTCAGCCCGTTACTGTCGTTCGGGTACTGCGTAGAGATCAGGATACCCAGCTTGTCTTTCAGCACGACCTGCGAGGAACGCATTGCTTCCACCGGGTAGGAGTCCATCGCGCCGACCTCGTCCGCGAGGAACAGGTGAGCGAGTTTACCATCCAGCTTGTCGTTGGAGTAAGCAAGCGGCATGTATTCCGTTTCCGTGAAGCTGCACCGTATCTCCGCGCGCATTACCTTGAAATATGGCTCCAGCAGCGGGGAAGACTTGATTATCTTTTTAATGGCGATTTTCAGCTCCGAGGATAATTTCAGGTCAGGCGCGACCGAGAACATGCGCGAGAATTTCGGCAGTTTCACCATAGCCAGCACGAAAATAACGCCGGAGGTGAACGTCTTGAAGTTCTTTCGGGCTATCTCAAGCAGCCCGTCCGAATAATATGAACGCCCTGCCGCGGCTTTCGTGCAGAACAGCGCCGTAATGAAGAACATCGCGTAATCCTCCAGCGCTTCCGGCATAGGCTTGTGCAGGTCGGGGTGTATCATCAGCCCGAGGAGTGCCATAGTCTGGCTGTATTCGCGCTCATCGACATACGCACCGGGAGTGTTACCGTCTGCGATATCAAGCCACGCCTGAGCCTGCCTGCGGACATACCTCCCGACCGCGTGATTATTCTCGCCGGAAGCCCAGACGGCGTAATTGTATGCGCGGCTGTCCTTTATGCCCACAGTATCACCTCTTTCGGGCATGAAAAAAGCGCCGTGCATTGCTGCATAGCGCTGATAATACAAAAATAAACGGCAAGCGTCCGGATTCGAACCGGAGCCTCCTCTGTCAAAGCGTGCTGCCCCTACACCACTACCTACCATTTATATAATCATACCACAATTTTGTTACTCTGTCAACCATTATTCTTTCTTCGGTCGTAAGATTTGCTGCGCCTTTAGAGCTGTCGTTTTCATTGTGATCATACCCATGATGCGTATGCGGCTGAACACCTTTATGTGGCTTATCAAGGTCGATTTGCTTTGTCCTAAGTCCTTTCCGGTCGTAATATGTAATAGCTTTCAGCTCGTTTTTGCTGTCAACTGTAACATACACTCTTCCGCTGGTCATAGTTTCCTGCGGCGTTTTTGCTGATTTGCTGTCGTTATACCGCACGAACTTTATATTCCCCGACTGATATAGAGAAGTAAATTCCGTGCCGTATTTTCTGCCTTTATTGCTTACGCCACTCGACGAACCGCGACCGCCCATGAAAAACTCCTTTGCCTAATAACGTTTTATTCCGCTGTTATAGTTGATTTTTGGCTTGAAATCGCCTGATTGTGTGTCCTTTAAAACCTGCACTATTACACGGCTGTATGGGTTTGCTTTCGCTTTATTCGTATAAACATCGGATACTGCTTCTGCAACTTTTTCTGCGGAACTCGTTGACCCATATTTTGATATTTGGGGATTTGAACCATACCTTTTTGTCGCTTCCCTGATTACAGCCTTTTCAAGCTTTCCATTTGATCTGGCTGTTGCCTGCTGAATGGGACTGCCATCCGGCATTACTTTATTTCTTAGTAGTGTGTATGCAACAATATGACCTGCTTCATGAGCGCCGGTGCCATAAAAAGATCCAGTAACTGTATATCCCGTCTCTCTATTTTCAGACTTCAAATAATTATTTGAAATTGTTAGTTGATTAAATCCATTTACTCCAGCAAGCGCATTCCTATCCTTGTGTTGCAATTGAACCTCATTAGAATATCTAATTCTGGATAAGGAACTTTCAAGGCCAAAATCCGATAGGACATCATGCACACCGTGCAGCACTTCCTGAGCTCGGCTTGATGAACTCGGAACGCCTTCAACAGGGACATTGCTAAAAAAGGCGTTTCTTCCTCCTGCTCCACCCTTAGCCCCACTAGAACTACCTCTACCGCCCATTCCTTACCCTCTCTTTCATCTGCTTGAAAAACGGCTCAACCACCGTTATATTGTCCTCCGTCATGAAATCGAACCTCTTGCCGTAAACCAGTATCTCCGACGGCTGTAACCGCGTAATCATCTCCTGATATCCGGCTACAAAGAAATCGAACGCCGATTTGTCGCGCTCAACGCCAACTGTGGATATAGCGACCGCGCTGCCGTGCGGCTCGCCGTCAAAGCACCACTCCCAGGATTCCGGAGTGCTCCAGGATATTGTGGGAATCACGACCATTCCACAGGACTGCCAGAACGCGCCGAGCCAGTGTTTCCGGTAGTGGTTCCATATCTGGAGTATCTCCGGCATATCCGCGTATGTCGAGAAATCCGGCGTAAGCGTCGCACCGAACCTCTGCATAACATCAGCGTATCGCACAGGACTTTCCCAGACAGCCCGGAACTGGTAGTCGTCCACAAAGAAATGCACGCCGGATTCCGGCTGAGCGCCTTTCATTCCGCGTGCGTAATTGAACCCCGTCCACTTTAAGTCCGGCAGCTTCTCCGGAAGTATCACCGGAATGCCGTATCTGCCGTCAGTCATGTGTGGCTGGAACACTCCGAAATTTTCAAGCCCTGCTGTTCGCCAGTCTGTCATTTACAACTCCTTGCCCGTTCTCCAATCAAAACCGCGCTTTTGCATCATTCGTCGCGCTGCTTGCGTTGATTCGTGCTCGGGATTGCCGTGCGCGGCAGTAAGTGTTTTTTCAATTACTGTTTTAGGGACGATTTTGCCCTGCGATACAAGAATTTTATATTCTTCTTTTGCTGCCGCTCTCTTAGCAAAATAAGCATCTGATTCTGCGTCCATTTCCTGCCGTGCTTTCGCCCTCTGCTTTTCGGTCATTCTTGTCATGTTTGCGCCACCGACTTTATCTATCGTCGCGCCGCTAACCGCGAAACCTACACCACGCAAATTCAGAAATTCATCTTCCGTCATATGGTTTGACGGTATACCAGCAGGATTATTTATCCTAGGTATTCCACCGCCTTTAGCCCCCGAACTAGCCCCGCGTCCTCCCATTATTCCATCCCCTCCGTATCAAACATCTGCATTCTCTCCGGCTTCTTCATATACCCCTTAGCGACCGCGAACGCCTGCCAGCGCCCGAAAAGTTCCCGCATGGTGGAGCTCCAGAAGAATTCCTCAGGCTTGCGCATGATATCGCACACCATGCACCTGAGCACCTTCATGTCCGGCTCTTCCGCGCTGGGCTCGGGAATATCGACAACAAGCGGGTCGCGTTCAGGGAGCGCCAGCCGGACTGCCTCCTTGATATGTTCCCACAGCGCCCTGCCGCCTGTTTCGTGCAGTATCAGTTCCGGCTCGTCAGGATATCCCCCGACCCGCAGGAACTCACACAGCACCGCCCCCGTGATTTTGTCCCCGAAAATATCGGAATACGCAATACCGCGCTCCTCCAGCCGGAGAAACGCGGTCATGTCGTATCTGAGGGAAATCACCGAGCCGCCGCATTCAAAGCGATAATACTGCTTTTTCAGCTCTGTCAGCATGTCAGCCGCCTACCGCTGAATCTGCAGTGTAAAACTCGGCAGTCGCGAACCACTTCGTGATAAGCTCCGCCTGTGTGCCGGGGTCAACGCCGCGGCACTTATAGCAGTCCGCGTGCGAGCTGAGCAGCGGGGAGTATGTGCCCTTGATGTTCGCGGTGGTATAGCTTATCTTCGTGCCCTCTCTCTGCTGGCTGTCCTCGCCCTGCGGCATGAACTTCACCTTGGGGAACTTGTACAGATTTACCTTTCCGTCAGGGCGCTCCGTCATGTACGCCACGCAGACATACGGCACGATGTCGTCAGAGCCGGAAACGCTGGTCTTTTCTGCGGTTGTCTCCTTCTCGCCGAAAAGGAACGCTTCGTCGCCCTGCTTGAAACCGCGAATGACGATATCAATGTCGCCGCCGTCCTTTGCTACATAATCCTCGACCTTTACGCCGTCGCCGTACTGCGAAGCGGTTTCCGTCTTCGGCGTGTACTTTGCGCTGTTAAGTTCGTTTGTGAACGCATGCGCGGCAGTGTCGTATGTGGTCGCAGTCTCCGAATCCGTGAGCTGCTCCCACATAGTCAGCTTCTTCACGTTTATGCTCGATCTTCCCATTGATTAACCTCCATTATTGTTCCATTTGCGCTTTGCGATCTCCAGAAGCTTCTCCCGGAAATGCTCAGCAGCTTTGTCCTTTGCTAATATGAACCCCGGCTTGATATGCGGCGTCTGCGGTGGGAAATCGCCTTTCTTCCTGCCGAGACTGTCAGTTGATTTCATGCGCCGCGCAGACTTGCCCGGTCTGCCGTATTCGATGACGAGCACCTCCGGGTGTTCCCTTATAGTTTCACTGTCGTACCCGATATTCAGCCGGTAGTATTTCTTTGATTTCGACCACTGCTTTACTTTTATAAGCGCCGCAAGGTCGGTCGTTCTGTTCTTGAAATGAGCCGCGGACAGCAGGCGTTTCTGTTCGGCTGCTATCATCTCTGCGGCTTCGTTTGCGGCGTCGATCGCGCCGGCTTCCACCGCGTCGGACATCTGGTCGAGATCCCGGACGAGCAGGTCTATTTGTTGCTGGAACTGCTCAAGCCCCAGGTCGAACATATCGTCAGCCATTGTCCTCAACTCCTACAAAATCAAGGTAATAGTGCGTGACGTAGGGAAACAGTGTATCCGTCCCGACCTGTCCTCCCGAGGAATACCCGAACCCTGCTTCCCGCATAGCCGCCTTTATTTCCTTGTACAGCGCGAAATCCAGCGCCGGAGTGAACACCGCTAGCCTGCACAGATACTGCGTTGAATTGTCCTCACCCTCTGCAAACTCCCGCGGAAATTCGGTGATATTGTACACCGCGTATTTTTCCGGCTCGTCGTTCGCGCTGAATTCGGGAGTGCACCCGTAAACCGGGAGCACCCCCGCAATCGCGTTCTCCAGCTTCTCTGCAATGTCCACCGGTTCACCCCCTGGTCAGCGAAAGCTTGATGTGAAGCTGATTTGCGGCTGCGCCCGTCGCGGAAATCTTATAGCGCACGCCCTGATATTCCGCATGCGTGTAATTTTTGTATTCCCCGCGCCACATCACAGCGGTCAGGGAAATATCGTACCCGGCGGCAAGCCCCTGGAATTTCGTCACCGTTCCCGGCTCTGAAATATCAGCCCAGACCTCCGCGCTGTCGGTGATTTTCGGCTCACCGCGGCCGGGCGGATATTCCAGCGTGAGCAGGGTCAGCTTTTTATTAAAGCACATCGCGACCTCCTACAGATAATTCACCGAATGCATATCCAGTATCTGCCGCTGGAATTCGTTCATCTGAGTTCCGGCGGTCATAACAAGGCGCTGGGAATACATCTCGTTCACCATGTTAAGGCATGCGACGGTGATATCCGGAAACTCGTCCAGCTGCTCCTCGGAAAGTCCGGTGTAATCAGCCGCAAGCTTCTTTGCGGCTTCCAGGTAAACCTTGAGGAGTTCGTCGCTGTCGTTCCCGGAAACACCGCAGTGCGCCTTAATTACGCTTAGACTTACCTCGCTTATCTTCATTCAGCTTCACCTCGTCAGGGGTATCGGTGATTTCGTCAGGAGCAGCAGGAGCTTCCTCAGCGGTATCTGCGCTTTCCGGCTCTGCCTGCGGTGCGGGTGTAATATCCACCATAAGATAGGTGATATCAAGAAGCTCCTGGATAGTCTCGCAATCCTCGACCTCGCGGGTCTCACCCGCATGCATGCTAAAGGGCTTCCCGTTGAGGAAGCCCGAAAATCCTTTGACTGCTGTTACTCTCACGTTTGTACCTCCTTATGCGGTTTTCATGACGAGAGCCGCCATCTTCTGCGCGTTCTCTATCTTGGCGTCGAGCTCCATCCAGCCTACTGCACCAACAGCGTGCTGTGTTGCGTACTTCTCCATCAGGAGTTCAAGCGAGAGTCCCTCGGAGGTCTTGATTGCCAGTCCGGAGAAATCGCCGTAATAAACCGGGATTTTTCCTGCCGCAATGCTGTCCACTGCGTCGGAGATATACACCGGTCTGCCGAACAGGGTATACCCCCACTTGGTAGTGGCGTCCTTGTTGAGCAGGTAGTTGCCCTCGCCGTCCTTAAGCTTGCGAATAGCGGAACGCGCATTCTTGCTCATGATCCATACGCAGTTAGGCTGGAATACATCAGGCACCATATCCTGGACGTCGATAAGCTCGTCAGCAGTGATAACGGTGGAAGCCGCAGTTGTGACTTTCTGGGTAATACCTGAAAGTCCGCTGATTTTATCGGAAGTACCCTTGAAAAGCTCCCTGTCTATCCACAGAGCAAACTTCTCCGCAATCTTGCCGACGACATAGTCAACGATGGGGAAGTTGCTGTTGTTGATAAGGGATTTTGAAATCTTGGACAGCGCGCCTACAAGGTAGTGACTGAGTGAAATGCTCTTGAACTGACCTGCGGAGCTTTCAAGCTCGCTGAACTCCTCTGCATACGCAACGGTTATCGCGTTGGTGCTTTCATCGTAGTACGGGATCGTCAGCGTTCCGCCGATGTTGTAATGAGTTGCGAGACTGAACAGCGGGGATATTTCCTTTACCGTGTCAATGATCTTGTTTGCGATGGTGGTCGGGAGTACTGCGCCGTTCGCCGAGGTTGTCCAGTTGACAGCGGAGCGCAGTTCCATCTTGGCAGCGCCGCCAGAACGCAGGAACTGCTCAAATGAACGTGTTTCCGCTTCGGCGTTCTCCTTTGCGGCATAGTCAGAGCCGTCCGCAGGCTTGAAGCCCTCAGCGGAACGCTGCTCCTGGATAGCGTTGATGGTGGCAGTCAGGCTCTCGACCTGCGCCTTTTCCTTGTTGAACTCAGCGAGCTCCTCATCGGTGAAAGCGCGGGTCTCCTCGCCCTCGTCCAGCTTGGCAAGCATTCCGTTCATCTTTTCGGTATGCTCGGAGCGCTGCTCATGCAGTTTCTTTAAATTGTGCATATTAACCTCCTGTAAAATAAAAAAGGCGCGTCAGAGCATGGAAAGAAGCTCTAATTCGTGCCTTGCCTTATCTGTTTTTGCCGTGTTGTCGTGTGTTTCGGGCGCATTGCCCGGGTCGTCAGCGGAGCGCGTTTCCGTTTCCGAAATATCCTCCCCGCGAAGCTCCACAGAGGTGCCGATGTACGCTGGAGTCACCGACAGCACCGAAACCTCCCTGAGTTCGAAGTCGTCCAGTGTGCGGCGCTGTAAGCCGTCGGAAATATCCTCCCAGCGGTCCTTTGCGTTCGTGAACCCGAACGACCAGCCGCGAAGTTCTCCGCGCTTAGCCGCTGAAATCACCTCGCTGTCAGTAATGACGGCTTCGGCTTTCAGCCCGATGTTGTCCTCCGAAAGCTTCAGCGAACCGTCAGCGGTTCCCCCGATGTCCCGGGAATGGTTGTACATCAGCCGTATTTCCGGAGCGCGTTCCAGCGCACGGCCGAAAGCCCCGGCGCTTATCTTCTCTGTGAAATCAGATCTCGCTTTCCCGCACATGCGTGCCGGAAGCCTGCGGCTCTCGCGCTCGACCGCGTTGACGTACCCGCTGATGTGCAGGGCGTTACCCCGTATTTCAAGCTGCATTCTATCACCTCCTCCCGGCGTCAGCTATAAAAAAGCGCGTATGCAGTGCACACGCGCGGGAAATCAAGCCACAGGCAAAGGCTCTGCGGCTTTTACGCATTGATGATCACTGGCTTTTAGCTTCGGAATAGAAATATTCGATAAAGCTTACCTCAGATGTTGCGAAAGCAAGGACAGGATTTCCATCCAAGTCTATGTATTGAAAATCGTTTTTAGCGCGAAAAGTAACATTACCGTCTATGTTGAAAGCTTTGAGAAATCCATTTTTGAAATGCAGTTTAATCGCAGTAAGCTTCTTCTCCACTTAGTTCCCTCCTAAAATAGCCGCCAGCGGATTTTCTTTCTTCTCGGCGTTGCCCTTCGGAATAGCCCGGAGAGCCGCCGCTACTGTCATGCCGTTTTCTTTTTCGAGGTCGAGCATCATCTTGCGCTTCTGCATTATTTTGTCGTCCAGCTTGTTGACCTGCGCCAGAAGCGCGGTGTATTGTTTCATGAATGCTGCGTCGTCCTCTGCTTCTCCGGCGTCAAAGCGCCGTTCCAGCTTGTCCATAAGCTGATGGAGCCGTTCCGTTTCCCGCTGGCACCTGTCCACCTCCGAGAACAGCTCGCAATAGCGGTTGACTATTGCAAAGTACAGCGCATCGTCCTTGCCCACAGCCTTCATCAGCGCCGACACTCTCTTGAATTCAGCATGCGCCACCGGGTCGTTCTTGACGTTCGCGCGCTCAAATCCCTTCTTGCCGGAAAGCATATCCTGCTCGGCCTGCTGTCGGGCTTCCTTTTCGGCTTTTGTGCGGTGTCCGGTTGTCGCGGCGACCGATTTGCTTCCTCTGGGCATTTCGCACCTCCTCAGGCTCAAAAATTATATCGGGAATATTTTGTTTATGGTGGGTGGCTGTCGATGTCACGCCGAACCTCGGCCTTTTGACGCCCCCTGGGGGGGTATTGTTGAAAACTTGCCCCCCGGAATGTTGAAAACTGCCGTCCGTTGGGGAAAATCGCTCTTCTACGGTTGAAAACTTTCGCAAGCCAGCTTTTTGAGGTCAGCGGCTTTGATGGCGCCTCGCTCTGCCTGCTCATGATGATATCTGCACAGCGTGATGAGATTGTTGTCGTCAAGGCGCCTGTCGAAATCTTCGACGAGCGGCGTAATGTGGTGAACCGATAAGCCAGACGTACATACCTCACCAGCAGCATAGCACACGCGGCAGCAGTGATAATCCCGGTCGAGTATTTCAGCTGACTTTCTGCGCCAGATTTGAGTGTTCCGGAATTTGTCTGCCGCCTGGACAGGTTCCCGGGATATGCAAGGACGCGGGCAGCGGCCCTCGTGTATCTTGTGACATCTCTGGCAGTAGCGCTTCATGGTCATGTCCCCCTAAAGAAAAGAGCGCCCATTTCTGAGCGCTCTGCGATAATACCAGTATACCACAGGTTAATCGAACAAAACGAACAACTTACAATTTATTCATAAATCTGCTATAAATCATGCGTACCCCGTCCGGTGAATTATTCCCACCGACCTCATAGGCGACGCGCGTCCAGCCGAACAGGCTCACGCAGCGGTAATAGACTATCTGCCGGGTCAGGCTGTCGGGAATGTCGTAGATGAACGCTACCGCTTCATCGCGGCGCTGCTGAATCTCCTCGCGCTTGAGTTCTATGCGGCGCTCCAGGTCAATGCGCCTTTCGGCAAGCTCTCCGACCTTGTCCGACGTTCCGGAACTGCTCCCGGAATTCGGCTGCGGCGACCTCACCAGCGAACGGCAGCGGAGACGTTCAAGCTCCTGCTCCCACATACGCAGCTCCCGGTGAAGGTAGTATATCTGTTCCAGTTCTTCACGGGTCATTTGTGTCTGCCCTCCTGTTCCATTTGTTAGCGGCTTCCTGCATAGTCCCGCTTGCGCTCTGCTGCCTGATTTCGAATGCGCAATTAAATATATCACTGTGTGAAACATAATAGCTCACGAAGCCGTTTTCCAGACACTCCAAGCGCATCATAATTACTTTGCCCCCGCAGAACGGGCAGGGCTTAAGCTTGATTTCAGACATCTGTGTCACCTCCGTTTATACCCCCGTTTTCGGGGAGCTCACGCCAGGGCAGCGGACAATCCCTGTAAAAATGATCTCTCGGTTCACCCTCGTCAGCTGCGCCATGCTGGCATTTGTGGTTTTTCATGCTGTAATAAGGGCATTCACCGCAGCAGCCGATTTTAATTTCAATGACCCTCGCCATTTGTTCTGCCTCCGTCCATCTTAGCTTTCTTCACGCCAGAGCTGCAAAAGGCATTTTCTTTAACGCTCGCTCCCCATATGCAGCAGAAACCATATCTGTCAGCCTTTCGTGTTTCCCAGTGTTCGCAGTCCTTACAGCGCACCACCGGCGCCCATGTTTCAAGCAGCTTCGCCTGATTGTTGACCAGCTCCTGCTTTACCGCAATATTGTGTTCCAGTACCCGTATCTGGTGGATAAGCTCGTCCTTTGTCCAGCTTTTCAGCGTACTGTCTGCGTAGGTGTGTTTACTCATTTCTGCTCACCTCCACATAGCTCTCCACCTGAGGCGGTTGTGTCAGTCCAAACTCACTAAGTGCTTTCGGCGTGTCATAGATTTTAAGGTTGGAGATATGCCAGCCATAAAGTTCTGCACCATTAGAGTATTCAAATAGCTGTTCACGCCTTATACACCCCTGCTGTTCAGCGATATCAGCATTTGCCATTTCGCAATGGCTTATAATTGCATCACAAATAAATTCGCCAATAACCTTGCCGTTTCCGTCCTTATCGAACGCATTGTGACTGCGTTCATCAGCGTATGAGTACCGCTTTCCAGTCCAGAAGTGATTTTTCCTGTCATTCGTGCAGTAGATATACACCTTGAACGGTGTTTCAAGTTTCGGTTTGGTTTTCCTGACCTCAATGGTTTTCTTGCCGCTTGTGATAAGCCCGCACCATCGGGGCTGTATGCTCAGCAGCACCGCTTTTTCATTCATCGTTGCTCACCTCCAGCAGTTCCGGATTGTCGTAGATGTTGCCGATGATGTCGAAGTTGTTCTTGTACTCGTCAAGCCAACATATAGTTACACATTCCCCGCCTGATGTCCTGAGGTAAAAGCCAATGGCATAAACGTCATCAAAAGCACTGTCGGCGTCTCTGTATCTGTCATAACAAACAGTCCCTGCCTGACCGTCGACAGACAGTTCGGCGTTATCGTGCCACCTGATGATATCCCCCTCGAAAATCTTCACGCCGTTGCAGTCTGTCAGCCCGGTGAACTGACTGACGGTGTCGGGATTGACAAAAAAATGTTCAAAGCCGAGATATGGAACCAGTTCAAGCCGTCCTGTAAGTATGTAGTGGTACTCGCCCATTGGAACATAATAACCTTCGACCCACTCACCGTTATCTATCCGCTTCCCGCGGAAAAGTATCTCACGCATTTATATCCTCCAATCTGACATACGTTTGCGGCTCTTCGCCGTAAAGCTTGATAACACAAGCACTGCATATGCACTTATCATCGCCGTAAGCAATGCCGTTCAGCGCGTCGCAGACAAGCTTGCCTATGTTGTCCCAGTCCGGTTTCTTGGTGGGACGGATCTTCACGCTGAGCATATCGGCGCGCTTGTATTTCGGCGTGCTCTTCGGAATGCCCATCACCGCGAAAATCGTAATGCGCAGCTGTGAGCCCTCCGGGAACTTGTACCCTCCGGCTTCCCGATACGCACGTTGGATAAGCTGTTCATGCAGTTTGGTTTCCCTGGGCGTGTATGTAGTGCCGGAAGCCCTGCTGTGCCTGGGGCGCTGCTTTCCGAACGGTTCTCCCGGGACCGTGAATTCTATCTGCATTCTATCCCTCCTCCGAATACTGTTCCTGCAATTCACGCAGGATATCTTCCTGATCTATGCTGCTGTTCTGCTCCGGAATTCCGTCCGCGATGAGCCATTCGGCTATTCTCGCGTAGGAGATACCACCGGATATTCCCTTACGTTGCTGCCAGGACTGGTACTTCTGCTCGTACTGGCTTACGGCGCGTTCTCCGTATTTACGAACAAGCTGTTCGCGGGTGGGGGAAGGGGAAGGCGGCGCAGCCGTCCTGCTTTCCTTTCCTTTACTTTTATTTTCTTTACTTTCCTTTGTGGGATTATTGCATACATTAACCGGGGTTTCTGTTGCAATAACCGGGGTTTCTGCAACATTAACCGGAGTTTCGGACGCACTTTTTAAACCTCCCTGAGCACTTTTTTCAAGAAGGCTGTATTCTTCGATTTTTGGCAGGTTACGTTCTTTTGCTTTCAGGTATCGCAACTGAATACTTCGAGAGGTTATCACGTTATTCTGCATAAGCTCTGATGAAAAGAGATTACACTTAGCACAATAAAGGATAACGTCTTTTACTGCCTTCTTGCCCCTTGCCCATCTGTTCCCGATGGACTTGATCAGCAGCCCTGCGAGCTTATCCAGACTATCGAAGCGGTAATAATAACCGTTCTTGTAGATAAGACACAGCAGGCGCAGATAAATCACTTCACCCAAGGGACCATATTCATTCTGGAGGTCGAAGATCTTGTCGTCCTCAAAAATATCCACGTCCAAAGAAAAGTACTTCAAACCGGGTTTTATCGGTCGAGCCATCTTTTCCTCCTTGGTTTAAAACGGATAATCGTCCGTAGCAGCATTCGCGAAATCAGCCGCGGGAGCCTGCTGTGGAGCAGGTGCAGAAGGTGCAGGCGCTGCCGCCTGTCCGCTTGAATTCCCGCTGGATTTCTCGCCCGTGAAGCTTACACGTTCTGCTGCGATCTCATACCAGGTGGACTGATTTCCGGATTTATCGGTGTACTGCCTGGTTTGCATTTCTCCCTCGACCAGTATCATCTTGCCCTTGCCGAAGTACCTGTTGACAAGTTCCCCGGTGGAACGCCACGCGACCACATTGAAGAAATCTGTCTTGCGTTCCTCGCCTTTCTGCTGGAACCTGCGTTCAACAGCTATCCGGAATGTGCAGACATTCACGCCGTTCGGGGTAGTTTTCAGTTCCGGGTCGGAACATATGCGCCCCATCATTATCACTTTGTTAAACATTCTTACCTCCCATGATTGAAAAAACTGTGCCCTTGTTTTGCCTTGCTGTGCTGTTCCTTTGCTGCGCTTAACACCTCTTTGCCCTCGCTCGCGCTTATCTGTACTAAGCTTCTCGACGCTGTGCAACTCCTTTGCGTTGCCGGGCATTGCTCCGCAACAAATTGCTTTACCTGAGCCCTGCATGGCAGAGCTATGCCCTGCCATCGCACTGCTAATCGTTCCCTCGCCACTGCTGAGCGGCGCGGCACCGTGCTTTTCTTTGCCTTTGCCGTACTTCACAAATCTAATCCGCGCCATTCCATTGCGTATGATTGCTCTTCGATGCTTCGCCAACGCTCAGCTAAGCAACGCACTGCTAAGCCATTGCTTTGCCATGAACTTCTTTGGATTGCCTTACCGCTGCTGCCCAAAGCTCTACTGAACTTAGCCCTAGCTATTCTGTGCTAAGCTGTTCAAAGACTTGCCGTGCCGTCGCTGTGCGGTGAATGGCTACTCTTCGCCGCTGCTCTACGTTGCTATACTCCACTTAGCATTGCCTTGCCACTGCTGTGAGATACGACGTCTTACCGTGCCTCCGCTCAGTCGATTATCTCGAACGTGAAACGGCCCTTGCCGGAATTGCGCCACTGCCCGATGCCCTTGTATTTACCGTACTCCAGCCATTCACGGAGCATTGCGGCGTCCTCGTCCACCATGCAAAGTACCTCGAATTCGCAGCTTGTTCCCTCGGGGCAAACCTCGCTGTTCGCTAGGGCAATACGCTCGCCCTGCGCTGTGGAAGCCCTCAGAGGGCGCTGACAGTTCGCCATTTTCATTCCGTGCAGATCAAGAGGAATTTCGCGCGGCTCAACAAAAATCGTGTTGTCGATTTTCTTCTTATGCGCCTTGATTTTGCTGGACTTCGTGCCGGAAATCGCTTTCATAGCACCGCAGATCTCCTTGAAGAAGCCGCGTATCTGGTAATCGTAGAGGAACGGAGTTCCGTCGGCTAACCTCGGGAACACGGTCATGCTTTTTTCTTCGACTGCGTCAACGCCGAGAGCTGCGACTTCTTCCTCCATCTTCTGGGCGTCCGGCGCCTTGCTCGCGATGAATTCGCGGTGCAACTCGGGGTTTCCGGAAGATGTTCCGAGAATTTCGTCTGTGAATGTAAGTCTTACTTTTGTCTTTACCATGGTGATAACCTCCAAATTAATTATTAATAATGTTGAACTGCAAATTACTGCAAAATCAGCAAACTTCCACTTCTACGCCGGTCAGCCGCTGTATTCTTCTGCGGAATTCCGCTGCATTGCTGTTTCCGTCTGAGAGGTGGCACAGCCAGATTTTCCGCAGCTTTGAGAGATCGCACGCCTGAAGGAAATCCTCCAGGTGCCCGATACTCATGTGCGAGGAGATAACGCGGTCTGCGAGCATTCCCGGAACCTCGCCGGAAGCTACGCGCCGCCGCAGGATTTCCGGGTCGTAGTTGGCTTCGCAGAGGATATGCGTTATCCCGGTGAATTTATATTTTAAATAGTAAGTATCCGTGAAGTACAGCAGCTTTTCGTCCGTGACCGTGCTTTTCAGCAGAAACCCCAGCGGTTCCGGGGCGTCGTGCTGAGTATCGAACGGAAGCACCCGGAACGTCCCCAGCGTGATCATCTTCATGGACTTCACCGGAACAGCGCCGCTGATATTCGCGGCGCCTATGCACCCGGCGCTTGCGTATACCGTTATTCCGCGGAACATAAGTTCCCGCGCGGATTTCACATGATCGCCGTGGGAGTGCGTCACCAGACACCCGGCAATGCTCCCCGGCTTAAAATCGATCCCCGAAAGTATCCGCTTTATCGGTACCCCGCAGTCCAGCAGGAGTTTTGTTACGCCGTCAGAAACTATGTAACAGTTGCCCTTGCTGGAGCTGCCTAAAACCTTGATTTCCATCAAAAGTCCTCGTCATCGTCAGCGGGAACCGGAGCGGGTGCTTCCGGAACAGGCTCGGGAGCCGGTTCGTCAGGAATATCGATGTCGGTGCTGAATGCGTTCTGCTGGATTTCCTCCTCAACGATATCCGCGCGGGTCTGGGTGTCGTCGTACGTCCTGCTTACTGCCTGAGCCAGCAGGCTGCTGTCGTCAGAACTGTTGATGATGTATTTGCAGGCGCGGTTTACGACCGTCTTCATTGCCATCTCCGCCGTGAACTGACCATGTGTACTGCCCGGCTGGATTTTTCCATTTCCATCTACTGGCTTTACCTTGGATTTACTCCACGCCGCTTTTATCTCGTCAAAGGTCATGATGGTGGTGTCCTCGATATCCCCGCGGAATACAGAGCAGTACGCAGCCTTTATCTTGTTCTTGTCGATGTTCTCCAGCTTCTGGCGGTGCGTTGCGATGATGGTATGACCGCGCCGCTTCTCTATCTCGAAAATATCGTCATTGTAAACGACATCGTAGCAGATATCGGTGATGGACGGGTCAACCATTTTTGCAAGCTTCATCGAACCAAAATACGACCGCTGTAAAGTAAGTTCGTTGCCGTAGGGAATGAAGTAGCACTGATTTTTGTCGGGGTTCAACCCCTGATAGATCATTGACAGAAGCGTGTTGATAATGCTTGTTTTGGTGCAATTCTCATATATTGCAGGCTTACTCTGCATTTTGAGCCACGCAAACTTCATCGCGTTCTCAGCGGAATACCCCGCCGGAAGTACCAGCTCGCCGTTGCTCACATATCCGCGCACCTCGTTTCCTACCTTATCGAAAACCTCCTGCTTAATTGCTGTCAGCTGATTTGCCATGATCTTTATCCTCCTCAAAAAATGTTATCTGGTCGGGGTCTGGAGCCGCGTGCTCGGCTTCGTACTTTGCCTTGCACACATGCCCCATTCCGTGTTTCAATCCGTATTCCGAAAGCAGAATACCTCCGCAGCGCAAACACCGCGCCGCCTGGACTGTGAATTTCTCGACTTCCTGCTTCATGCTCCGAACCTCAGCGATTTGTCCGCCTCCGAGACGATCAGCCGTATTGCCTGACCGCCCGAGGGCTTGAGCGCCGTCACGCTTTCCGCGTTATCGCAGAACACCGGAAGCGCTACTCCAAAATACTCGTCAAGGACGTTCACTATCTCAATTCCGGCATTGATACGCGCGGCGTTATTTGCTTTTTCGTATTCCACAAGGCCGCTTTCGCAGGGGATAAGCACCTTGCATATCTCCTGCAGGCCACCGTTCTGCTGCTCGTGGAAAAGCTTGAATTTAAGCGTATCGAAGCGGGAATTTATACGCTCGTCCAGCAGCGATACTTTGGTTCTGATGAACAGTTCGCAGAGGTATTCGCCCTTTTCGCAGGTCGCATATTCTTCCGCAAGGGACTTCTGCTGTGCTTCCAGTTCCGCAATGCGCTTGCGGATATCCTGAGCCGCGCGAGCCTTGTAAAGCTTCTCCTTTGCCGCTGCGAGCCTGCCCGCGATATCTTTCTGGTTTTCCAGCAGTTCAGCGGGTATCTGAGTTTCGCTATCGTCCTTAACTGCCGCTATCTGCGCGGTGAGTTCTGTGTATTCGCTGGTCTGCTCGAATGCACTGACCGGCTTGCTGTTCCGGAGGGCTTCGAGTTCTTCTTCGACGAGATCACATCTCCAGTTGAGGTCATTCACCTGTGGAGTGATATTTTCAAGCTCCGATTCGAGCGCCGCGATCATATCCTTGTGGCAGGTCGTTTTTGCTTTCGCAGCTATCGCCGAAAGCTCTTCGGATTTGCGTTGGTTGAATTCCGCAACAACTTTTTCGATTTGCTCCGGCGGAAGCTTCTGACCGCAGCAGGGGCATGTATCGCCGCCGGTGTATTCCCGGGCGCGGATTTCAGCGCATTCCGCTTGCAGCTTATTCCGCTGCTTCCTCATTTCTTCAATCTGGCGCGGCAGGCTAGACATCTTCACAAGCAGCGGTGATCTCTTGGAAAAGAGTTCGTCGCGCTGTTCCATTCTCTCAGAAAGCCGTGTATTATACTCGCTGACGCGCTTGTTATAGTCGCTGAGATATTCCGTACGGCGGCGTTCAAGTTCCTGCCTGAGAGCGTTCCTGCGCTCATCGGCGGCAGTCGGTGTATTGTAAGCAGATATCTTGGCGGCGATGTCCTTTTCCTGCTGTTCCAGCGCGGAAATCTCGGCTTCCACAGCAGATATCTCTTCTGCTGTAAGCGCTCCGGAAGCTGCGTTCTCGTTCTCGGTAATGCGCGCGGGGATTGTGTCAAGTTCCTTTTTCAGCGCGGTTTTGCGGGACTTCGCAACTTTCAGGTAATCGTCCACCGTATGGCCGTTCAACAGTCCAGGAAGCTCGGAGATCTCCGGAGTGGAAGCGATCACGTCCTCGTCGCGAACATCTCCGCACATATCCAAAAGAAGCTTGCGGCGTGCTTTCCAGTCCATGACCGCCGGGAAATACCCGACCGCCGTCAGCATGCGGAACTGTTCCCCTCCACCGAAAAGCGCGTCGATTTCGGCGTTGAATTCCTTTTCTTTCAGCGGGACATCGCCCTTGTAATATGATGTTTTCGTTCCTGTGAGCTGCGCGGTCACTTCTCCGCGCTTCTTCGTCCAGACTTCGGTCAGCACGCGGCGGTACTCCGTGCCGTTCGTGAATTTCACTGCAACGGAAGTTTCGAGGTTATGTATCTTTGCGTTGGTGCTGTCCAGCGGCGCGGGGTCGAAGTCTGCGGTTCCCGCGGCATTCTTTCCGGTGAACAGCCACGCGAATGCGTTCGCTATGGTTGTCTTGCCCGTGGCGTTGTCGCCGTATACCGAGAGGTCATCGCCGCCCGGCGCCATCTCCAGCGACTGAATTCCGCAGAAATTCTGCATCTTCATGGCCTGTATTCTGTATTCGTTCATGTTACTTCTCCTTTATGGTCGATAAAATGTCCTGGAGTATCTTCTCCCGCTCCTCCGGCGATTTCTCGCCGGCGTCTGTGAAATGGGTCATGATTTATCCTCCAAATCTCCGAATGTAAGCTGTCCGCCTACGTTCTTGCACATTGCTTCTTCCGCTTTCTCAACGTTCGCCACCATCTGGCGGTAATAGCTATCTTTCAGCTCGCAGGCTATTGCACGTCTGCCGAGCGTCCTCGCCACATACGGCACGCTGCCGATACCGCCGAACGGTTCAAGCACGATATCCCCGGGGTTCGTCCAGAGCTCAATACAGCGGCGGATAACCTCAAGCTGCAAGGGGCAGATGTGCCGTTCGTCCTTTTCTTCCCGGGCTGAATTCTTCTGGAGCGTGTCGGACTGCCGGATATCCATCCACACCGGGCTTGCGTACTGCTGCCAGACATCGCAGGGGAAGCTCTCGTCTGTGTGGGTCACACGTTCCGGATTATCGCCGGGCTTCCTCATTGTGAGTATGTAGTCAGGGATTCCCTGACGGTTCATTGCGCTGTCTTTCTTTATCTGCTTGTGGAGCAGACCGAGCGCCTTTGTGCGCTGCATTTCCGTGACCGGGTTCTTCCATATCGTCACGCGGCTGTGGTAGATGAATCCGCAGTCCTCGAATACCTGACGGAGTATTGCCGGGAAGTCTTTCAGCCCGATAACGCCGTCGCGCTCCTTCATCTTCGGGAGATCCATGCAGTGGAACGACAGCAGGCGTCCCGGCATAGTCACGCGGTAGAGTTCAGCCGCGAGATATTTAAAATGCTCATAGAATTCCTCGTCGTTCTTGCAGTTGCCCATGTCGCGGTCGCTGTTGGAGTAGGTGTAAAGGCTTGCGAACGGCGGCGAAAATATCGTATAATGTACAGAATTGTCCGGCAGTCCCTTTATCACCTCGCAGCTGTCACCGTGATACAGTGCGTATTTCTCGCCAATAGTCTGGTTTATTACATCAGGCATAGTGTTTCATTTCCTCCCATTCAGGCAGCCGCATTGCCTTGTGCGGCTCGTATTCAGTGGATATTCTCACCGTTGCTGTGAGTTCCCGGCGGGTAATATCCTTTGTGAGTTCAATAAGGTGTTCTTTCATCAGCTCGTTATCGCGCTGCTTGCGCTCGATATTTTCTTTGACTGCGCCCTCCCGCGCCGAAATAATGATATATACGTCAACATCTGATTCCTGTCCGAATCTCCAGCAGCGGCGCACAGCCTGATAATAAGCTTCGAAGCTGTCCGAAAGTCCCACGAAAACGACCTTGTGGCAGTTCTGCCAGTTCATGCCGTAGCCTGCGATTTTCGGCTTCGTGACAAGGCATTTCAGCTTTCCGGCGGCAAAGTCCAGCATGGATTTCGTCTTGAACTCCGGAGTATCAGAGCCCTGCACATTCACGCTGTCGGGTATCAGCCTGTGAAGCTCGTCCGCTTCGGCGTTGAGGTCGCACCAGCACAGCCAGTTGTCGTCAGAGGAATTAACCAGATCTGCGGCGGCTTTGCAGCGTTTCGCGAGAGAATCCCTGCGGGCTTCGCGGCGCTCCGTAAGCGACAGGGCGACGTTTTCAGCCTGTTCGCCGTCAACGACGATTTCATGCACGGTGAGCTTCGGCAGGTCGTAGCCCTCGCACTTGTAGCCGAGCTTCTTCGGGTCGTCCATGACCACGCACCAGCTTGACAGCCAGCGCCAGAAAAGGTCTGCGGCATGCCCTTTGAGCCGCCATTTCGAGGTCTCGCCGCCATCATGTACGAAGTACATCGCGAGCATTTCCGCGCGGGTCATTACGCCGAGAAATTCCGAGTGGTTGCCGAGCTCCATGTAGTCGTTCGGCGCGGGAGTAGCCGTGCAGGCGAGCTTGTAGGGTGTTCTGCTGAACATTCCGATTATCTGGTTGCGTATCTTTCCGGAAAAGCTCTTGATGATACTGGATTCGTCCAGAACTATCGCTATGAACTCAGAGGATACAAACTTGTCCAGCTTTTCGTAATTTGTGATGTTCACAAAATCGGCGGTCACGTCAGCCTGTGAAGCGCAGATATTCACCCTGATTCCGAACTTTTCGCCCTCTCGCTGGGTCTGCGCCGACACCGCCAGCGGCGCTACTATCAGGACTTTGCCGCCTGTCCTGCGGCGTATCTGTTCAGCCCATTCAAGCTGCATTGCGGTCTTTCCGTCGCCGCAGTCTGCGAATATCGCCGCCCTACCCTTCGCCAGTGCCCACCTTACGATGTCGCGCTGAAAGTCGAAAAGCATGGGGTTGAGTTCTTCACGGGAGACGGCTATTCCGGAAGATGTTGTTGTTATCGCCTTGCTCGCGATAAAGCTTTCGTAGGATTCCATGTTTACCTCATATCATCAAAAGACATCTGTCCGCCGTTTTTCTCGGCTTCCATACGCTTCTTCTTGTATCCGTTGTACTGTTCGCGGTACTTGTAGCTGTCGCCGAATATGTTCCAGGCAGCCTTGACTACATTCGGCTCATACGGCTTGATTTTCTCCAGGTCGGCGACTGCCTTGTAAGATATCGGACACCCACAGCAGCCAGTCCGGGTAAGCCCATACACCTCGTATGCGTCGGAATACCGCACACCATACTTTTCCTTGTACCAGGCCTTGTCCGCGTCGCTGACGTAATACAGCGGGCGCAGGCGGTACTGTCCGGAGCTTGTTTCCGTGAAGCACATCGTCGTGCAGTCCTTGCAGGGAACCGACTTCATGCCGCCCTCGTCGCGCCGCTCTCCGGTGATTATCATGTCGAAATCTTTCTGGACGGCGTGTGCGACCTGTTTCTTGCAGCAGTCGCAGCACTTTGCACTGATCTTGAAATCCGGGGGATATTCGCCGATGAAATCCCGCATATACTTGCTGGAATTGATAACAAGCTGAATGTTCGGGCGCGGCTCTCCGGCGCTGTTGCAACAGCAGAGGAAGTTTATAACGCTCTCGCATTTCGGGTAACGTTCTTTCAGTTCTGCGCGCTTTGCCGACTTGTCCTCAGCCTGTTCGTATTCCTGGGCTATGGACAGCGGAACGCCTTTCTTCTGCCACTCGGAAAGCCCGGCGGACATGATTTTCGAAACAAACGGTACTCCGTTCTTGCGGACTGCGTTGACGATTCCGACCTTCGGGCGGTATGTAGCGATCTCTACGCCGTACTTCTCGGCGGTCGCCTTGACATGGTTCTTCGTCGCTGCCATTTCCAACCCGGTGTTGAAAAACGCGTACCTGACCGGCGGGAGGTTGAACGCTTCCCGGGTACGCTCGATAAGGTCGAGCATGATGTCGCTATCCGAGCCACCGGAGTAGCTGCATATAGCATTCGGGTGCTGCTTGAGCCTTGTTGCGATTATTCCCATAATTGCCTGGAACTTGTCCGGCGCCGGGAGATCGGCGTAAGCTGGGCGGTCGGTGTAGACCCTGCTTTTGTATTCTTCTTTCACTTGACTTTTCCTTTCGCTCATGGTATAATGAGCATGTGATATTTTTTGTTTGCCGCTTCCCGAATTGCCGTTCAGGAGCGGTTTTTCTTTTTCTTTGCCCAGTTGGACTTCAAACGGCTCGAAGCCCACAGCGGATAGCCGCTTTCCTGCGCGCATTCGGTGTATGAGTGCTTCGCCGGGCAGTCGTTCTTGTAGGCGCAGGTGCCGCAGTTGACCGGGTCACTGTCTGCCTTGTCTATCGTCGTTTTGTTGTACGGCATGGCTTGTCCTCCTTTCTTCGTAGTCATACGCGACCTTTGCCGCCAGGATAGAACCGCCGCTCAGAATTCCGCAGCTGAACACTAGCACCCAGTATGTAGCGCCGTCAAGTCTGCCGCTCTCCAGTGCGACTATTGACAGGAACATGCCCAGAAGTCCGGAGACGAATGCGGCTGCGATTATTGGCTTGAGTATCTTCATGCTGTTCACCTCTGACCTATCAGCTTGATCTTACCACGAAGGTTCTGGGCGTCCCAGATGTTTCTCCCCAATGAAACTATATCCTCATCTGTCAGTACACCGAGATCATCAAGAATATCACGCATACCGTCAGCCATGTAGTAGTAAACTACCTCGTTTCCGGGGCGATATTCTGGGGCTTTCTGTTTGTCAGCAATAAGCTCATTGATGGATTCAATGCGCTTATTGACCTTATCTCTCGCTTCGATTGCGGCTATTTTCATGCTGTTCACCTCACATCAGCACTTTCACGATGTCCAGTATCATCGCTGCTCCGCTGTCGAGATCTACATTCACGGGCGTGATACCATCGGGATAAGCGATAGTAACGGTTTCGCGCTCCTTGCTGTAGCGCAGTGCCTCAATTTCCGCTCCAGCTCTGGTAAGCTTCAGCGCCGGGAGCAGCGCGTTGCATATTGCCTGCTTGTCCTCGGTCATACCTGCACCGCCTTCTTCATTCTCCGCGCCAGCCTAGCCTTATCGAGCTTTATCGGGCGGCACTCCGGGAAGCGCTCCGCACACTTCTTGTGAAATGTACGCCCGCCCTCGAAAATGCGGTATTCGTCACCGTGCCAAACGGCATTGAAGCATATTGAGCATATGCCCTCGCTGTTCGGGATTTTCATGCCTGCACCTCCTTGAACGGCGGGAAATATTCGTTCATCTTCGAGTAATCTAGCCTGAGATAATCCATAGCAGCGTACATTTCGCTTAGTCTCCACTGCTTGTGACCGTTGAGCCGCTGGGATACCGCGCTCTTGCTCAGTCCAATCCCCCTCGCAAAGTCCGAGTGTTCTATGCCGTGCGCGGTTATTTCCCCGCGCAGTTTTGCAAATGGTCGCATCGTGATTACTCCTTTCACTGCTCATGAATTATGCCTTCTTCGCCTTAGCTCTGAAAGCGTTCCGCCCGGTTTCTTCCTTGACGATATTCTTGACAAGCTTGCAGGCCCCGGCGGCATTGCAGGCTTCTACCTGCATATCGCATTCGTGCTCCTTACCACCGGACTTAATGTAATAGGTTACAATATAGTTAGCCATTTTCAAACTCCTTTCAAAAATCCTGTATCTTATTAAGTTACTTGCTTGGCAAAAAAAACGTTGACAGGGTCATTGATATCAAGAAAATCAATCATCTTCTCAATTTCGTCGCTCCCAAAAACACCTTTTTTCATCTTAAGTGAAAAAGTTTTATCGGATATTCCAACCGCTTTCGCAACGCTTGCCTGCGTTAAGCCTTTACTCACCCACGCGGCGCGAAGTTTGTTACAATCAATCATATATATCACCTCCTGTAACTTGTTGGGTTACTTGTATTATAACACATCTTTTGTAACTTGTCAAGCTATTTTGGAAAAACAATTTTACTTTTTTGACTTGACAAGTTACATTTCTGGTGCTATAATATAGACATGAAAAGGAGGTGCATTTTGTTGTGAAAATCGGTGAACGTATTAAAGCCTTAAGGACAAGCAAAGGAATGACTCAAACTGAATTAGCTGAAATGTTGCAGACCACAAAACAAAATGTATTTAAATATGAAAATGGCATTGTAACGAATATCCCTTCAGACCGGATTGAAAAAATGGCTGAAATTTTCGACGTGAAACCAGGCGAGCTTATGGGTTGGTCTGAAAATGCAAGCAAAACGCTAAAATTTAAGTCAGACGCCACAAATACTATAAAGCTCACCGACCGTGAGATAACGGTAGCCCTAGCGTATCGAAACCACCCGGCAGAGCAGACCGCAGTTGACCGAATACTCGAAATCGATTGGAATGAATACGAAACAGTCCGGGCAGTTTCCAGATCTGCCGATGATGACCCCATAGCAGATATCAAAGTACCGAAATCAAAGATAAAAGCAGCGCTTGCTGATAAATCAATAAAAACCGACGACGACCTCTGACACATTTTGACAGCTTATAGTTCAGCGCACCTATGGCATAATAGCCATGAGGTGAATATGCGTGAATTATGGAGTATACCAAAATGTAAGAGACGCCGCTTGGCAGTGCCTGCTTGACGCAGACATAACAGAATTACCGGTATCAGTCACAAAAATTGCACAGCATTTTGACGTCACGGTAGCCAAAAACAGTGTGTTTAATCTGCTCAAACCATCGCAGAGCGGTATCAGTTTTCGGACCGGAGACGGCGAATGGCTGATAGTGTATGAAGACGATGACACCATCGGGCGAAAGAGGTTCACCATCGCCCACGAACTTGGCCACATTCTTCTCGGGCACCCTCTACGCGAGGGTGGGCAGCACACAAGAATATTCATTAAGGAACGCCCGCAAATAGAGAGTGAAGCGGATATGTTCGCAGCTCGGATATTGTCCCCAGCGTGTGTACTCTGGGCGCTCGACCTGCACACGCCAGAGGAGATTTCGAAGTGCTGTCAGATAAGCTACACAGCCGCGAAGTTCCGTGCGGAAAGAATGCAGATACTCTATGCACGGCAGAAGTTTCTGGCCTCGCCTATCGAACGGAAGGTCTTTGAAGCATTCAGACCGTGGATAGCTGAACAAAAAAACCGCCCTGACTAAAGGGCGGTGTACATAGGAGGAACAAAGCAATGTCAAACATAGTAAAGGACTATGTCTGCTTCGACCTTGAAACCACCGGCTTTGGCAAAACCGCCGAAATAATAGATATCGGAGCAGTAAAGGTCAGAAACGGAATTATTATTGACAAATTTAGCGAACTTGTGAAGCCAATAAATCGAATATCCGGTGTAGTTACTGCTCTCACAGGTATTTCGCAAAAAGACGTGGAAAATGCTCGCAGGATATCAGATGTTCTTCCGGATTTTCTTAAGTTTATAGAAAACGATATTCTGCTCGGGCATAACATTGCATCATTTGATATCCCGATAGTACGGCGAAATGTTGCTGTTGAGATGAAAGCAGCTTTTGAGCCGGAGTATATAGATACTATGTATTTATCAAAAGCCGTGAGCGGCGTTCCTGATCACAAGCTTCAAACCATGCTTGACCACTATGGCATTACTAACGCAAGAGCACATCGAGCGTTTGAGGATTGCGAAGCTACAAGCAAGCTTTTTCATGCTCTGGTGTCTGACGGCATTACGCCTTGTGTAAGACGCAGCTACTCATACACGAATATCGAAGCCGCTCAGCCTGTCCCAGTGAAAGAAGATATCGTCGTGACAATGGGAACTGAGAACCTTTCATCAGTGGCAGGGCTGCGAATCGCTCTTACCGGAAATTTTGAGTGCTGTTCCAGAGCGGAAGCCGAAACGGCTCTTGCCCAAATGGGCGCTAAGCTTACTAATTCGATATCTTCCAAAACAAACTATCTCATTGTCGGCGGTTTGGGCTCCGACAGGTGGAAGTACAACAACGGCGGCGGCAAGATACAGCAGGCTACACAACTTGGCGTGAAGATACTCCCGGAAGCAGCCATAAGCGATTTGTTGCAGGAGGTACATAATGTCTGAACAATTTACTCTTTTTGATGAGCCCTTAACTCCTGCCACTTTTGGTGACAAGCTTGATGAGATACTTGAAACCGCTCGTGAAAAGTCCGGCTATTACAAATTGCACGAAAGCGGAATGTACGAAGCGATGAAAGCTGCTCCAGAAAGCGAACTGTATAATATTTTGGAGTTAAAGAAAAGTAAATCTGGCGATATTAATTTTTATTTTGATGGCCAGCTATACATAAAGTTTTTGGCGAAAAAAGAAGCGCTGAACACTACAAGTGAATTGTTTGATGAATTCCTTGCGCTTTCGCAGACTGAATATCTTAGCGGCAATGAAGCGCCTAAAAAGGGCGTGCGTGTATACTTGGCTCTTGACCAGCAATCCGAGTTTTTCAGACGCGCTCTTGAATACCTCATCAAGGTAAAAAAGCCCGTAAATCGTTTCGGCTGCTGTTCTCAGTATCAGAAATGTTCACAGGCGGGAAAGTGCCTGCATGAAAATCAGTATTATGCAAAGGGCTGCTACTATCGCGAAAATCTTGAGAATGGCAAGGTTTTCTACAAATAAAAAAACTCCTCTCGTGCTGGAACACGGGAGGAGCAGAAACGTGACAGCATGCTATAAAGCAAAGCCACCTACAAACTTTATTATAGCATGTTGTCCGCAATATGTCAAGGAGGCAACAATGAAACGAACTAATACAGCTACCTGGTACGAAAGTCAGCATCGCTGGCAGATAAAAGTCCAGAAGAATGGTATACGCAAGACGTTTTATTGCGGGGTGCCAGGAAGAGCAGGGCAACGCGAGTGTAATGCAAAGGCTGACGCTTGGCTTGATGATGGCGTTGAAAACCCAAATGCAAAGGTATCTAGGCTCACCGCTGAATACCTTGAAAATTTGAAGTTGACTGCCTCGACCTCACACTACACGCAGTACGAAAAGTATGTCCGGCTGTATATTGATCCGAAAATCGGGAACGTTCGTATATCAGATCTGCACGAACAGCACCTGCAAAGCGTTATCGATTACGGCTACTCAAAGAAGCTCGCGAAAAAAACCTTGCAGAATATCCGGGGCTGTATCATGGCGTTCTTGAAGTATTGCCGGAAATGCAAGTACACCACGCTGTTCCCGGAAGATCTTACTATCCCGCGAGGGGCAGTCAGCAAGCCGAAATCCATCTTGCAGCCGGACGACCTGCGGAAACTTTTTAACATTGATTCCACCGAGTACAGAGGTAAGTCCGCGCATGAGCTGTTTATCAACGCTTACCGGTTCGAGGTTTCCACAGGACTGCGCCCCGGCGAGGTTATCGGGCTGAAATGGTCTGATATCGCGAACAGTACGGTATTTCTGAAGCGCAGCATAAACGTCTACGGCGAGGAAACCACCGGGAAGAACGAGAACGCACAGCGAATATTCACACTGACGGAGATATCCCGCGCCGTTCTGGAAGCTCAGAGAGAGTACCAGAAGCAGAACGGAATAGAAACGCAGTGGGTATTCTCAGACGAGTACGGTGAATGCGCAAAGGAAAATCGCTATTACAAACGCTGGGTCCACTACTGCGAGGTCAACGGCATTCAGAAAACCACAGCCTACGAAATGCGGCATACATTCGTGTCGGTCGTGAAGTCGCTCCCGGAAGGCTACCTGAAACAGCTTGTTGGTCACAGCAGGGACATGGATACATACGGCGTGTACTCGCACGAGTTCCTCGGCGACAGCAAAAAGACTGCCGAGCTTGTTGAAGGCATTTTCGGCAGGATACTCAAAACAGGATAAAAAATAGGGCGCTCCAACCGGAACGCCCTCATGCTTTGCAAAAGTGGGTTATAAAGTGGGTTATCAGAGTAAAAAGAAAACACCGCATGGCGCTTAACCATGCGGTGTAGAGGTGGTGGAGCCGAGGGGAATTGAACCCCTGTCCGAAAACCCGTCCTCACGACTTTCTCCGGGTGCAGAATGTCTTTTAGATCTCCCGCGTCTGAGCGCCGGCAAACAGGCTCTCAGATTTGGCAGCCTTTAGTACATCAGAGATTACAAGGCAACTCATCAATGACGTTCACCACTAGTCGACGCCATATCCCCGCCCGTGGTACTGCGGAGTATGACGGAAGCCGCTTAGGCAGCTACTAACTCAGAATTGTAATCTGCGTTTAAATTTAAAGATGCGACGATTAAAGTGATTTCGCCCTCACTACCCGCTTATCATGCATCAGAATCCCCGTCGAAGCCTTTACGGCCCCAGATTTCTGTTTTTACAGTATATCACATTTTCCGGCGTTTGTCAAGTGGTAAATCACGGCGTTCTGCCGCGTTCCTGACGCAATTTTCGACTTTACATGAAGTGTGCGCGATATTTCTCACATGGTTATTGATTTACAAATAATTCTGTGATATAATAAACGCAGAGCGTTTATTATAAATCGAAATGCCTTGCACATACGTTCGCCTTCGGTGAACTCCGTGCATATCGGCAAAAATACAAAGTTCAACAAGTCTTGCGCATATGTTTGCGAGCTGCAAATTACACGCGTGAAACTTTGACGCGCTTTGGAGGTTTCATGAAAACGATCCTTATACATGGTCTGGGGCAGAATGCTTCTGCGTGGGAGAAAACGGTTTCCGCACTTCCGGATACCAGGTTTCTTCTTCCGGAAATGTCGGAATTCACAGGCGACGGAAGCTGGCAGGAATTATACCGTAATTTCTCCGCGTGGCTTGGTATGCAGGGAACGCAGCTGTGCCTCTGCGGGCTTTCTCTTGGCGCTGTTCTGGCCTTGAATTACGCTGTGGAATACCCTGAACGTGTACGCTCAATGCTTCTTATCGCACCGCAGTTCAGAATGCCGAAAGCCATGCTGAGATTTCAGGCGCTTTTGTTTCGCGTTATGCCTGAAAAATCTTTTGCCGGTGCCGGGCTTTCAAAAAAGCAGTTCATAACGCTTACTTCTGATATGGCTGCACTCGATTTCACGCCGGTGCTCAATAGAATTTCCTGCCCGGTGATAACGGCATGCGGAGATAAAGACAAGGCAAATTTCAGAGCCGCACGGCAGCTTGCCGAACTCCTGCCGGACGGCGAATTTCACCCTATCACCGGCGCTGGACACGAAGCAAACACAGACGCGCCGGAATACATTGCAAAACTCATATCACAAATTCAGACAAGGGGGTAA